TTTAACAAAGCCAAGCTCTACTACAATTACCACGAGCATACCTAATGGATCTTTTACCGCTGGAGAGACCATTTCCAGTACAGATAGCGGTGGTTCTGCTACCACTACTACGATAGCTGCTGATCTGAGTGTTGAAGACGTTCGCGCTACAATAGATATCTTATCTGCTGTTATACGCCGCAGTAACACAGACATTTCTATCGCCAGAGTCAGTCGAGATACTTTTCTAAATATACCTAATAAAACAACTACGGGGAGACCCACACAATATTACGTGGACAGGCAGATCACACCTGTTCTTAAGATATGGCCTACCCCCGAAAACAGCACTGATATCTTTATATATGACCGGTTGGTAAGGATTGATGATGCGGACAACTCTGTTAACACCGTAGAAGTACCGTTTCGATTTTACCCCTGCCTAGCGGCGGGTTTAGCCTATTACATTGCTTTAAAAAGGTCCCCGGATAGGGTTCAACTTTTAAAGGGACTTTACGAGGAAGAGTTTATAAGGGCTGCTGACGAGGACAGAGACAAGGTAAGCATTAACCTAGTTCCGTCTTATACGTTTGTTAGTGCGGTGTCTTAATGGCTAGGTATGCTTCTAATAAGTATGCTTTAGGTATTTCGGATCGTTCGGGTGCCGCGTACCGCCTTCAGGATATGAGAAAAGAGTGGACTGGTATGCTTGTAGGTAAGGATGAGTGGGAGGCCAAACAGCCTCAGCTTAACCCTGTAAAAGCTCCGGGAGACCCACAAGCTATTCGAGACCCTCGTCCTGATAGGACAGAACCAGCAGTAGAAGTTCTCTTGCCTGCTGATGCGTTTACTTCTTCTTCCAGCGGGTCTGCGGTTATCACAGTTTTAGAACCTGGACACGGTAGGTCTACGGGCGACGTTGTTAGATTCAGAGAAGTTGAGAACTTCGACGGTTTTACAAAAGCTGTTCTTGAATCCTCTTTGGGATATTCAATAACGGTTATCGCGGGGGATGTTAGTACAGACTTTCAATCTTCTTTTTATTCTTTTACGGCCAGCAGTGGAACTGCTACGACAGGAAATGTTGCCGGGGGTGGTTCTTTTGCTAGTGCCGGTCCTGTTAGCATTACGAAGTGAGTTTTTAACATGGCATTTACATACACCACACTTAAAACTGCAATACAAGATTACGTTCAAAGCACAGAAACTACGTTCGTTAGTCAGCTTCCAAGGTTTATTCTTAACGCAGAAGAAAGGATTTTGAAGGAATGCCAGTTAGACGTTTTCCGTAAAAATTCTCAAGGGACGGTTTCTAACGGAAATGCTTACCTCCAAAAACCCGCAGACTTTTTGTCTCAAAATTCTTTGAGTGTAATAAACTCCTCTAGCAAAGAGTTTCTTTTATATAAACAGGCAACGATGTTGCAGGATTTTACGCCCAACCCTGCAACAACAGGTGTTCCTAAGTATTATGCCGACTGGGACGAAGTAACTTTTTTGTTGGCTCCTACGCCAAACGATAATTTTACCGTGGAATTGCATTACTTTTATCGCCCAGATTCCATAACTACGGTAGCCAGCGGAACTACTTGGTTGGGGACTAACGCTGAACTAGCTCTTTTATACGGCAGTCTTGTAGAGGCTTACACTTTTTTAAAGGGTGAGCCTGATATTTTAAAACAGTACACAGATCGTTTTTTAGAATCTATTCAGTGGTTGAAAAATCTGGGTGAAGGAAAACAAACTCGGGATCAGTACAGATACGACCGGGTCCGTAAGGACGTTGTTTGATGTCGGGTTCTGTTAGTTCCGCAGAAATAGGTGATGCGCTGGTATTTACAAGTAACAATGGAGGTCACTCTCCCGAAGACGTTGCTGAAATGGCTTTAAACAAGATAATGATAGTTTCCGATACGGCTCCTCCTGTCATACGTGATCAAGCTTATGCTCACAGACAGCGTTTGAAAGAAGTGCTAATATATTATATGAATAAGATGTGTAAAAGCGAGAGAACTACTATCTGGTCTCTAATGAAACAACAGGGCCATGATGATATGGCAGAGATAATAAGGAGGCTGTAATGGCTGTAGGAACATCTGGTATTTGCGGTACGTACAAGCAACAAATAAACGCGGGAATCCATTTTTGGACAACGCACTCTCGTGGAGACGGTAGTTCCATAGCAGCGGATACATTTAAGTTGGCTATGTTTACCAATAGTTCTTCTATTTCTGTAGATACAACAGGGTACACCACAGGTAACGAAGTTAGTGGAACTAACTACACTGCGGGAGGGGCCTCTATTGCAAGTGCTACTATTGGTCTTGGAGATAACAGTAGTGCAGTCCCAACCGCTTTTATTGATATGGCGGACGTAACTTTTTCAACGGCTACTATTAGCAGTGCGCGAGGAGCTTTGATTTATAACTCTACTTTGGCTAATGCAGGAACGGCTGGAGACACAACACATGCAGCTAAACCTTCTGTTTGTGTAATTAACTTTGGCGCGGACAAGTCTTCCAGTGCAGGAGATTTTACGATTACAATGCCTACTAACGACGCTAACAGCGCATTGATTCGGATTGCTTAATGGCTGACAACCCTAATCTTGGCGGATGGGGAAGGAGTGCATGGAACACAGGTTCGTGGAACACCCCGTTTACTGTTGAGGTTACGGGAGTTTCTGCGGCTACCGCTGTTGGTAGTGTACAGGTAGACATAACGGTCCCAGTTACGGGAGTTTCTGCGGCTACCGCTGTTGGTAGTGTACAGATAGACATAACGGTTCCGGTTACGGGAGTTTCTGCGGCGGCTGTAATAGGAACGGCAGTTGCAACAGGTTTAGCCAACGTCTTTCCAACGGGAGTTTCTGCGGCTACCGCTGTTGGTAGTGTACAGGTAGATATAACGGTTCCGGTTACGGGAGTAGAGGCCGCAACCGCCGTAGGAACAGTTAATATTTGGGAAAAGGTAGATCCCGGACAAATTGCAGGATGGAACCCGGTAACTTACACACAAGCTCCCGATTGGACTAAGATAGCGGCATAGGAACAAAATTATGGCATCATCATATACAACTAGCTTTGGTATTGAAAAGATAGGCTCTGGAGAACAATCTGGAGCTTGGGGCGATACCACTAACCACAACATAGACATCCTAGATCGAATTGCTTCGTATAAGTCAGTAGGTCTTTCTGGGTCCACTCATACCTTAACTGTTCGAGAAGCTTCTCCTGGATCAGGCACGGAAAACCTTCAGGATGGTATGTACCGTGTAATTAAGTTCACAGGAGCCCTTGGTGCAAACAACACGGTAACTGTAGCTCCGAATACAACATCAGCGTTCTTTATAATTATTAACGCAACAACAGATTCAGGTTCTAGTGGTCCTTATTCTGTAATTCTCACACAGGGATCTGGTGCAAACATAACCGTTGCAAACGGAAAGTCCGCTATTGTTTATATGGACGGAGCAGGTTCTGGTGCAGCGGTTATAGATGCTATTTCTGATTTACAGTTAGCTACAATAACAGCCTCTGGAGATGTGACGGCAAGCGGCACGTTAAATGCTCTAGGTGATACTGCGGCCAGTGACAAAGCGGCAATTGGTTACACGGCTGCATTGGGCATAATTGTTACCGGGCAAGGGTCAACTAACGATATTACATTGGTTAACGATGCTGATACTACGGTCCTTGCTGTTCCAACGGGGACAACCAACGTAGATATTGTGGGTGTCGCTACAGCAGCAACTTTTGAGCCTGATGGAGATACAGCCGCTGGTGACAACGCCGCTATCGGGTTTACCGCCGCAGAAGGTTTAATTCTCACGGGCCAAGGCAGCACCAACGACGTAACAATTAAGAATGACGCTGACGCGGACGTTTTAGAAATCCCTACTGGAACAACAAATGTTACAATTGTTGGCAACTGTTCGGCAGGAACCTTAACTGTTGGTTCTGGGTCTATTACAGATAGCTCCGGTGCTATTGATTTCGGTAACGAGAATTTAGTAACGACAGGCACACTCGGTGGCGGTGCCGGTACAGTAACCAGCCTTGACGCTGGTTCTGGTGTTATCAAAACTACAGGAACTATTGAACTAGGTCATGCTACGGACACTACTCTTAGTAGGTCGGCGGCGGGGTTTTTAGCTGTTGAAGGCAACGATGTGTTGATGGCGTCTGTAGACGATGTTTTGACCGCTGGGTTTTCATCAACTGCCGACGACGATGGGACGAAATCAAGTGGCACATACACACCAGCAACGGCTGGGGGTAATTACAAGACTATTGTAGGAGGTGGCGCATTTACTCTAGCACCTCAGACTACTGTCTCTACTATCGTGATCCAACTTACTAACAACGCTAGTGCTGGAACGATAACGACGAGTGGTTTTGACAAAGTGAGTGGCGATGCGTTGACGACGACGAACGGCGACGATTTCATGCTTTATCTTTGTGTCATCGGGGCATTTCAGCACCTTCATGTGGAAGCTCTACAATGACTTTATTGCCAGTTTTTTCTCCAGCAACTGCGGGTGGTGCTACCATTGAAAACACTGATGATAGCTTTACAACTACGAGTACGTTAACGCCATCGTTTTCAAGTCAAGCAATGGGAACGGCCTCGTCAGACCGTATTATAGTTGCAACCGCAGCTGGTTTTTACAGCAGCGGCATGACTTGTGGCAGCTATAGTATAGCAGGAGAAACAGGTACACAGCGGTTAGACGGAAGTGGTGGCGGAAATCGGCCTGTGATGTTTTCTGCTCCTGTGTCTAGTGGAACAACAGGCACTATGGCCCCAACCTGGGTAGGCACACCGACAAGTTACGACACCTCGATTGCTGTGTGGGCGATTAAAGGCTCTGGTGCTAACCCTACCGATTCGGGCGTTGCCTACGTTGCAGGGGGCGCAAGTACGTTGCTATCTGTAACAGTAGACGTACCTGCGGGTGGTGTGGTGGTTGCATACGCTGTTTGTTTTAATGTTGCTGGGACACCTAACAGTTTTGTAGGAGTAGACCAAGATTTTGTAACTGCTACCACTGGAACGGATGGACAAACATTTCACGCTGGCGGGTCAAAAGCATACGCCGCATCTCAAACTGACTTAGACATAACGCTTGCCAACACAGGAACGCCTGAACGTGCATTGTCGGTTGCTGTCTGGGGTCCAGCATGATGAACAGAATTGCGTATAATTGTGATAAGGGGCTGGTTATAATACCAAAGTGCGCTTCTATGTCGTGCGAAGCTGCGGTGTCAAATTGGACGTTCACAGGCGAAGCAAAAACCTTCTTCGGACTTATTCGCCACCCGATAGACCGCTGGGTGTCAGGTATTGTACAGTATTATGGTTCGCTAAGTGAAGAGCATGATGGTGGCAACAGTTTCCGAAAGCGTTTAGTCGATAAAAAAGACATTAGCTGGTTTGTAGACAAAGGCATCCATGACATTCACACAGAGCCGCAGATATGGCACTGGCAAGATATTCCAGCACCCCAGCGGAAGCTTTTTAAATTTGAAGACGGTGTTTCAGCTTTAAGTTCTGCGCTTAAACTTAATTTCTCACACGCACACAAACTTATAGACCCAAACAAAATTAAGATGCGCCAACAAGTTAAGAAAATTATACAAGAAAATACAATGTATAAGAATAAATTATTAAAGCAGTATTCGGCTGATTTGGATTTGTGGGCCTCAATATAAGGAAATACTATGGATTATTTATACAAAAAAGCTGACGGTTCTGCGACAAGTCTAGGTAAAACCGTTACCCGCCTCCAGTTGCCAGAGCAAACTGGCGGGGATGTAGTTTTTCCGGGGAACCAAAGGCCGGTAGACTTAGGCGACTATGTCCTTGTAAAAGCCATTGAGGTAACGGAGTCCTTGTCAGACAGCACAAAACGAGGACCAACCACCGTTGCCATAGACACCGATGCGGTTACTGTAACAGTAACGGAAACGGCTGTAGATAAAGACGCAGACGATTTAGCAAACGATGTTTCTGCGGCTAGAGTTTTAGGATATGGTCTTATACGAGACCAGCTAGACGAGATTTATTGGGACAACGTCAACTCTACAACTATCTGGAAAGACAAAATTGCAGCCGTTAAAAAAGCAAACCCGAAGGCTTAGGAAATTAAATGCCTTTGTCAAAGATACAGTTTCAACCTGGGGTTAATCGAGAGACTACGTCTTACGGTGACGAGAACGGGTGGTTTAACTCGGATTTAATTCGTTTTCGCAAAGGCCGTCCTGAAAAAATGGGCGGTTGGGCTCGTCTAAGTAGTAATACGATAGAAGGAACGGGTCGATCTTTGCATGTTTGGGCCGCTCTGGACGGTGCCAAGTTCATGGGCCTTGGAACGGAAGCCAAGTTTTATATCGAAGAAGGCGGCGGCTATAGCGATATTACACCCATAAGGTCCACCGCCACCCTTGGATCAAACCCCTTAAAAACGGGTGCTGTTGTTTCTGGTGCTACAGTAGTAACCGTAACAGCGATAGCGCACGGAGCAGTAACAAACGATTTCGTTACCTTTAGTGGTGCGACTGCAACGGACGGTATAACCACGGCTCAACTAAACACTGAGCATCAGGTAACCGTTGTAGACTCTAATAGTTACCAGATTACAACAACAGGTACGGCATCTTCTGGAGATACTGCTGGGGGTGGTTCTTCAATTATTGCTAACTATCAGATCAACACAGGTCTTAATACGGTTGTAAGTGGAACAGGCTTTGGAGCAGGTCTTTGGAGTGGTCAGACAACGGGGTATTCTCAGACGACTCTTAATGACAGCGGCGGTATAAACGATAGCGTTACGTCTTTCACACTAACAAGTGCCGCTAGTTTTGAAACGGCTTCTACTACAACAAGCGCGGACCTCACAATCATTAGTTCGTCCGTTTCAGTAGCAAACTCCAGTGGATTTCCGGCTAAGGGAACTCTTCTAATAGGAAGTGAAAAGATACGATACGGCACTAATGTGAGTAACGTATTTGGTGATTTAACTCGCGCGGATGACGGAACAACGGCGGCTACGTCCTCTAGTGGTGACGCGGTAACTTTTGTGGGCCTGATGTTAATAGGCAGCGAATTAATTCAATACACAGGAAAATCAACACACCTCATTAACGCGGGGGTCGTTCGAGGTGTTCGTGGAACAACGGCAGCGGCTCATAGCGACGGAGCTAATGTTAAGGAAGCAAACGATTTTGTAGGGTGGGGTGAATCATCCAGCACTGCGGCAAACACAGTATCAAACATCCGTTTGTACAGTCATGACAACTGGGGTGAAGACTTACTGCTTAATGTTTTTGATGGAACCCCGTACTACTGGGATAAGACACTGGGCCTTGGTTCACGGGCCACGGACCTTGCCTCTCAGCCCGGTGCTTCGGATGCTCCGGTAATAACCCGTAGGATTATGGTTTCAGGTGCGGATCGGCACGTAGTTTGTTTTGGTTGCAACCCTCTAGGTGAAACTGCTCAAGACTTGTTG